TAAGACCTGCTATTTTAGTAGGCAAGTATCGTTTGTATCCAAGAATCCCCTGCATCTAGGCATGGGGAGTATGTCAACAGCTCTTATAGAAAAGATAGTTAAGTAGAAACACAAAGCGTTCTACTGGCTTAAAAAAATGGCGAAGCCCTTAGATTATTCGCAGTAATCTAAGGGCTTAAAACTAACCACATATAAAGTTTAATTAAATTATATATCAATAATGATTAGGTGTCAATTTTTTAAGCGTTCGGTTGAGCGTTTTGTGGACCTGCTAAAGGTATTATTTTAACAGGAAAATAAAAACAAGGAGGCTTAGAAATATGGCACTAGTGCAGAAAAAGGTATATGGAAAAAATTATATAGACTGCTACCAATATTATAGTGGCAGATATGGAAAGAATATACCTAATGGCCCTGCACTAGGTAAAACACCGCTGAAGCAGTTACGCTATCAAGACAAAAAAGCAGAGCGTATCTGCCGATATAAGCTAAATGAAAATTTTGAGAGTGGAGATTTATTCTTAACGCTAAATTATCCACCACATAAAAAAATAGATATAGATGTGGCCAGAAAAAATATTAATACATTTCTGGACACAGTAAGAAGAATATATAAGCGAGAAGAAAAAAAGCTTAAGTATATTTACGTGGCTGGCATCACAAAAAAAGGTATGATCCACTTTCATATTGTGATGAACAAGCACGATACTGATGTACTAACTAAAGCATGGCAAAGAATAGTTGGTACAGAAGAATGTAAATACCCACGAGTAACCATAAGACATTTAGATTACAGTGGGGAATACAAAAAGCTTGCTTCATATTTGATTAAAAATAGTAGAGAACAATTCTACAGAAAAGAAAAGGTGCATAAGAAAAGATTTTGTGCATCTAAGAATTTAAAAATGCCATTAGTAACCACCAAAGTTATAAAAAATAATAGATGGTGGAACATGGCAACAAAAAAAGCCCCAAAAGGCTACATAATAGACAAAAACTCTATATATGATGGCTATGGCTGGGCAGATAATGGTGGCTACTATGAATGTTGCAGGGTACAAAGAATAACCATGTATAGAATAGATAGCCAGTATCAGAAATTTAAGAAAAGCAAATATAGAAAGCCTTTGGAAAATATAGATGTACCAGAGGTAATAGAAGATTGGGGTGAATGAATTGTATAAGCCCAAGATAATAGAGAAAAAATGTGAATATTGCGGTGCAACATTTAAAACAACAAGTTCACGTATTAAATGCTGTTCAAGTGAATGCAAGAGATTGAGAAAAAAATAAGATGTTAAGAGAATTTTTAAAGAAGAGAAAGGAGATAATAGAACAGAGAAAATTAAAAATAAGAAGAGGTAATGATTTTATTTGTAAATTTAGAGATATATCACAAAAGACAGGATTAAGTTATGGAATAGTAAAGGCTTATTATCCTGATATGGTATATATACAAAAAATGGCGGAGTATAAATTTTATATTGAAACTGGAAGGGTGAAAAATATATGGATAGAAGCTTAAGAGGTCTTATCAATAATAAGAATGGTTCACTGTTCGAAAGTGAAATCATTGGCGGTTGTATGGCATATAACCTACAAGAAAGAGCCTTTATAGAAAAGACACCAGAACCATTTAAGGTATCAAAGCCTTTGGAAAATGGATTTTTTAAAGGTAGATTTACTTCTAAATCACAGCCAGATTTCAAAGGAACGCTCAAAAACGGCTTATCAATCGTATTTGAAGCAAAGTACACATCTACAGATAAAATTCGTGCAGATGTGCTTACAGAAAATCAAATGGAGTGCCTAGAAAAGCACTATAAATTAGGAGCTATAACAGGTGTAGTAATAGGAATACAAGACCAATTTTTCTTTGTTCCGTGGAAGTTGTGGAGACTTGTTTACGAGCAATACAGACGCCAGTATTTAAGACCAGAAGATATACAAGCCTATAGAGTTAAATTTAATGGCAACGTAAATTTTTTGGACTTAAAAAATGGCGGAAAAGTAGAACGAATAGAGGAATACAGGAGGGAAAATTAATGTTAGAAAAAGATATTGAATATTTAAAGAAAAGAAGAAGAAAAGAATGTATATATAAAATAAGCCTACTATTAACAGCAATAGTAGGAACGATTATGGCGGTGAACTTAATTGCGAATACTATTGATTGATATAGACAGCCATAACTTCCCTAATTTAGCATTGATGAAGCTTTCATCATATTTTAAAAGCAACAATCATGATGTTAGCTTTTTGAAATTATCAAAAGATGATAAGAAAAACATATTACAAGGACAGATGCCTTTCTTCAAAGATGAGTTTGATGGTATTTTGGCTGCTTGCGTCTTTGAAGAAAATAAAGAAATAGCTAATGCACTTATAGATTATGGAGTTATTGTTGGCGGTACAGGATTAACTTTAAATCCTAGATGTAATTTACCAGACAAAATTGAAAATTCATATCCAGATTATCTTTTATACAATATAAAAGATGTGGCATATGGATTTCTTACTCGTGGCTGTCCTCGCAACTGCCCATTTTGCATAGTTGGTAAAAAAGAAGGCAGTATATCAGTAAAAGTTGCAGACTTAAATCAATTTTGGAATGGTCAAAAAACAATAAAACTTTTAGATCCTAATTTACTAGCCTGTAATGAACATATGGATTTATTAGAACAATTAGCTGATTCTAAAGCATATATAGATTTTACTCAAGGATTAGATGCTAGGTTAATTACTGAAGAAAACATACAAATTTTAAAACAAATTAAAGTAAAAGCTTTTCACTTTGCGTGGGATAATCCACGTGATGAAAAGATAAAAGAAAAGTTTTTATTTATAAGAAAGAATTTTAAGTTACATCCTAGATATTTTAAAGTGTATGTACTTACTAATTACTGGAGTAATTTAAAAGAAGATTTAGACCGAATTTACTGGCTAAGAAATAATGGTTTAGATCCATATGCAATGATTTTTAATAAAACAAACGCTCCCAAAGAAATAAAACATCTTCAACGTTGGGTGAATAATAAAATTATTTTCAATAGCGTTGATAAATTTGAAGATTACGATTATAAACGAGGCTAAATATGAGTAAAAAAAGATTTAAACATAAAAAGCTACCTTTTTGTAAGAAATTACTGGATAACGATTTAAAGGAGCAATTTTCAAAAGTTGCTGAAGAATTTACAGAACTAGGAGCAGAAAATGCTAATCTATTAAATAAAATTAATAGAAAGCAGTATATATCAATTGAAGAAATAGAAAAAGCATTTTTTGAAGCATTTGATGTAAGTCAAGCAGCACAAAGTTATATGAGATTATTATTTATTATATTTGGAAAACATTATTGCTTAGATTTCGATATATTTTTTGATAGAGCATTAAAGAAAAATGCAGATAGAAAATATTATTTTGAAGATGAATATGACGTGGCTGATTGGGGAGATGATAAATAATGTGCCCACATACAGAGTATTATGCAGATGTAGGTTATATCTGCATAATAATGAAAGAACCATGCCCATATGTAAAACCACACTATACAGAAGAATGTGTAGAAATGGTAAGAAGTATGGAGATAGAAAAAGCTAAAAAAATAAATAGCGAGGTGCAGAAAATATGGCGGAAGGAATAGTAATAGATGGTATCTATATAAAAGAAATAAATAAAAAAGCAACTCGTAAAGGTATAGTTATTGTATGTAAATATGTAGAAAATGGTGTAGAAAAAAGTGTAAGAGATAATCAAAGACCTGTAGAAAGATTTGAAGAAATATTAAAAGAATTAAAGTTTACAGGAATAAGGAACTTAGAACTTCCAGAATTTCTAATAGAAAGAATAATAATTACTGGAATTGAGCTTAAATGGAAAGATGAAGAATTAAAGGAATGTAAATTACTTGGTTTATATAAAGCACCACATTCTATACCAATAGAAACTAAATTTTATTCTTGGATATACCAATCAACAAATGAATTTGGGTATACAGAAAATGACATAAAATTATTAAACGAATTCCAAGAACAAGCAATATTGTATGCAAAAGGAGTGCGAGAGCAGATAAGTTTAATAGATATAGAAAATAGAGAATTTCTAGCACAACATGATGTAATGAAATCGGAGGAAAATGAGCAATGATAAAACAAGAAGTAATAAATAAAACAAGAGAATATATAAATAATATATCGTCCATTTCTAAACGTAGAAGATATAATATAGCCCTAAACAAAATAACTGAAATACAGAAAGAAAATAAATTAGAAGAAGTGAATAATACATTAGAAAAATTAAATAATGAAATTCTTGGATGTATAAGTAACAATGAAGATGTATTTGAATATATTGATGATTTTATAAAACAGATACCTATTTTCTATAAATATTTTGATAAATATAAAATAAAATTTCCAGAAGATATGAAGGTAGTGAATTGTATTCTTGCCTATTATATGTACGCATCAGGCGAAGATATAAAAGTTAACAAAAATATTATTGGGGAAAAGATATATTTAGTTAATATAGAAAATAAGGTTAAATGGGTTTATGCAGATAGACAAAAAGCTGAATACAAGGCTCGTACAATAATGAGAGAACATATAAGTCTAATACCAAAAATTGAAGAATATGAGGTAATTGAATAGATGAGTTTACAAGAGAAATTAGATTATTTAGAAATGATTAATGATATGGTTTTAAATTATGCAAAAGATAATCCAGATATTGCGGATTTTCTCTTAAAAAATAAGGTAGTAAAAACAGATAAAGAAACTGGTTTATCTGTGGCTATAACATTAAATAAGAACATGGAGGAAAAATAATTGAAATATAAGGGAAGAAGGATATTGGATAATAAATGGGTATATGGAGCATATATGAAGCAAGGTAATAACCATTTTATAATTCCAAAGGTAAATAAAAACGGCTATGCAAAATGTATAGCCGTAGATCCAAATTCAGTAAGTAAATATTTTGGTGATGAAAAATGAAGGTTGATGAAAAAAGGCGAAAGGTAAGAAAGTTAATTGATAGGTTAGCTCTTAGTAGAACGCAAAGCTTCATGGCGGATTATGTAGCAAAACAGCTATATATAAATAATGATGAAGCAGAAAAATTTTTAAATGAGCTAACTATAAAGGAAGCTCCATTATTAAACATTAATTACAAATTTATTTGTCCGCTTTGTGGTTTTATTAGACGTTTTAAAAAAGCGAGTGAATTAATAAAATTTAAAGAAGAACAAAAGGAATGTCCATTTTGTGATACAAATTTAAGTGAAGATTTAATAGATATGAATATATATAATATTTACGTTTTTGATGAGGAATATAGAGAAAAAAGAAAGAAATGTGAATTGCGATATAGATTACATCAATAAATGAGGTGAGAAAGATGAATAAAGAAGCGTTTATATGCCCATATTGTAAAGAAGAAACAGGATTTAGGTCTGAACAACCTATGAGAGGTACACAAAATACATGGTTTGATGAATTTGGCGAAGAAGTTGATGGAGATATGATATATACAACTATATACAAAGAAAAATTCTATTGCTTAAGCTGTGATAGAGGTATAACAAAAGCAGTTAATAAGTATTTAGGAAAAGGTGAAGATGATGAATGAAATAAAGTAGAGTCCAATCCATGGGATTTATCTAAAATAATGTTTGATAAAAAAATGGAAATTATGGAGGAACGTTAAAAATGGAACATCAATTGAAGATAATTCCTAAATACTTCAAAGAAATTATTGGTGGAAATAAAAACTTTGAAATTAGAAGAAATGATAGAGGTTTTAAAATCGGTGATACGCTTATTTTAAAAGAATATGATCCAATAAAAAAGAATTTTACTGGTAATTATGCTAAGGCAACAGTTATGTATATATTAAAAGATAAAGATTTTCCTATAGGAATAAAAGAAGGATATTGTATTATGGGAATTCATTTACAAAATCCTATAGGTACTAACAATGTCATAATATGTTTTGATGAATACGATAAAGAATTTTTAGTTAATGAAATGCGTGAAAGACTTATGCAGGCTAGTATAAAGGGTGAATAATATGTTTATAGCAGGCTTAATTATTGGCGGTTGGATAGGTTGTTTTGCAGGAGTAGTGCTAATGTGCATGCTTCAGATAAATAGGAGTGATAAAAATGATATTTGATGGATATACAAAATACAATACTGGAACATACATGGTTTTAATAGATAATGATAAAGTTGTATTAATAAATCTGTTAAATATTGAATATGTTCAAGAATTTGATACAAACAGAAAAATATTAAAAACCAAAGATGGCACAGAATATTTTTTCCATGATAATAAAAAAATAGAAAGTACAAGGCTTCCAGAAGGGTTTAAATGGAATAAAAGAATTTATAAATCTCCTAAATGGTATGACACTAAAAGGGGTTGGAAAGGATATGATGTTACTTTGGTTAATAAGCTCGAAGTTTTATTATCTACTCCAGAAAAATTATTAAACAAACAAAAAAAAGCCTGTGAAGATGCGGAGATTTAAGATGAATAAGTATATAAAAGGTAATATAGGAATAGTAAAAAAAGACCTAGTAGATTATGTAACTATAGAATTTGATAGAACAATGAGTGCATTTTTAATTAAGGCAAAATTAGGAAGGTTATTATCTGATACAGTAGTAATTGGAAGATATAAAAAGATATATGAAGTTGAAAATGAAATATCAAGAATATATATGGAGTTAGAAAATAATAAAAAACGTGGAAGTATATGGGGATATGTAAGAAATAAATTAGGAGTAAAAAAGAATGGCTCAATTCATATATTTAAACTCTAAAAAAATAAGTGTAAAAAGCATATCACAGCTTCATAAGATACCAGAAAAAGATAAAGTAAAATTAAACGTAAACTTCATAGATAGAAAACAAAAAGATAAAACACTTATGGTTTTAACTGGTAAAGATGCATCTAAAATGGCAAATATAGCCATGTGTGAAATATATGGGAAAATAACAGAGGGAGATAATGTTTACTTAGAGGATATTAAAACAAATTTAACAGCAAGATATCCTAAAAAATTTTTTATATGTGAATTACAGGAGAAATGAAAATGAGCAAATATATAAGTGGTTAGTAAAAGAGTCTACTATTGAAGGTATAGTAATAAAAAGGAATAATGAAGTTTATGCAATATGTAAAGAAAAAGAAATTTTAATAAATAAATGTGAAAATAGGGAGGAAGCAGAGTTGTTTCTAAATAGGTGTGTGATAGACATAGAAAAAGAAGATAAAAAAAATAATGATAAAGAAGAAATCTTAGCAGGTTTAATAAAATTAATGTTAATTAATAAGTAAGATTATTAACAAAATGATAAATATTTAAATAGGAAGATAGGTATATTATGGCGGATAATAAAACAAAACAGCTTAAGAAAGAAACAATTAAGAAATTAAAATCTTATCCTATTCTAAAGCAAAATATAGAGGAGTTTAAAAAGGATTTAGAGGATATTAAAAAAGAAAAATTTGAAACAGTTCCAGCAATTCACATAGTAAGTCCTAATAATAATATAGATAAATATTTAAATAATGATTTAGAGGAAAGAAGGCTTATCGAAAGTATAAAGATAAGAAAATCTATGTTGCGAGATATAAGAGCGACAAAAGAAATAGAGAGAGCAATGGAAGCCATAAAAGATGAACCATATAATAAAATCATAGAAATGCAATATTTCAACAATATGAGTGTGGATAATATAGCAAATGAATTAAACTGTGATACGAAAACAATATATAGAAATAGAATAAAATTAATAGATATTTTAACTATAAAATTCTTTGGCGGAGATGCCATATAATGTGAGAAAAAGGTGGAAAAAAGATGCCCTTTTATTTGAGGAAAAACAATGCTATAATTTTTTACAGTAGAAATTAGGCAAGCGTTTAACTAATGGTATTTCTTAATCAGGACAACTTAATATGACTTCACTTCCGTACATGAGAAAGAAAAGGCAGTCAAATTAGGCTGTCTTTTTCTTTTGCAAGAAGGTGAAAACATGACAGTAATAAAATGTTATAAAAATAAATGCTATTACAATGTAGAAAATACATGTACACATAGAAAAATAAAGCTAAAATATGGCAAGTGTTTAAATTATACTAGGGACCAAGATAAAACATTTAGTATAAAAGATTTGGTTCATGTGAAAAATACATGCCATAAAGAAAGCGGAAGATTTAAAAGTAATTCACATAAGGTATATAAGTAATATATATAATGTATATTAAATGTATATATTACATATATATATAATGTATATATAATGTATATAGAGAGGTATTGCAAATGCAATATCTCTTTTTTGTTGGTGGTGAGTAAATGCTACAGAAAAAGAAAAGAGTAAAACTAACAGGCAAGAAGCTAAGAGAACTCAATCAAAAAATATTTGAGCGAGATAACTATAGATGTATTGTATGTGGAAAATATGTAGATGATAGTCATAAGTTTCATCACGATCCATGCGGTCAGGATAAAACAGATAGATTAAAAGAAATAAGAGATAAATGCAGGAGGTATTTAAAAAATATATATGGATAATCCATTTATTATACCAACTAATCCAACACCGAAAGAAATAATAGAACTTACTGCTTGTGCTACTAATACACTTGCTTTGGTATCAGAAAAGTTGGCCAGATACAAAAATATTATGGCGGATGCCGAGGATATACTAAAGCAAATACAAGCAGAGAAACTTTTATTATATATGGAACAATATCCCAAAGCTAATCAATTAAAACTAAAGGCTTTGGTAGATGTAGATACAGATGTTCAACAGACAAAGAGTGTCTACAAGGAAGCCAAAGCAAAAGTTGTACTCACAGAAACGGAGTACAAGACATGGGACAATAGATTTATTTGCTTAAGAAAAATAGCTTCTATTATGGAAACGGAAATGAAAAGCATAAGATGACTCACGGGTCCTTCTTGAGGGGTGCGTGTGCTAATGCGGGACCGCGACTGCGAAAAATCGCTCTAAAAAATGCAAAAATTTAGGTTGACAAACCGTCAAAAAAATGTCTTTTGGTAGTGGAAAAAACAAGCTTAAATCCTTTAAAATAGCAATTATTTTCTTTTTATAAAAAAATAAAGATTTGTAAAGTTGAGGTGATGTTATGGCTGGAGAGAAAATTGAGCAAAAATTTATTTTTACGACTGCCGATACCTGTGATTTTTTCTCCATAAGCAGAGAAACGTTATCTAGTTGGGCAAAAAAAGGTGCTCCAAAAGTTGGACGTGGTAAATGGAACGTACGTCAATTAATGCTTTGGAAATATGAACAACAAAAGGACGCTAGTCCAGAAGCCAGAAAATTAGAAGCAGATGCAAGATACCGAGAACTTAAAGCAGAAATGACAGAAATTCAAAGGGATATCTTAAATGGTAGATATATTGCTTCTGCAGAAGTATATAAAACATTAACAGAGTGTTTTAGTAAAATAAAATCCATTTTATTATTCACTAGCAGTCAAATTGCCACGGAGATTAGTTCACAATATCCAGAAATAACATTGCCAGTTAAAGAAAAAATAGATAAACAGATTGAGAGGTGTCTAAATGAACTTGCAAAGACAGGAGCTAGTAGGAAGAAGTAATAGCTCTAAGCAGACTTTAGATAAGATAATTGCTATGGCTATGCAAACATTTAAGCCACCAGAAAAATTAACTGTTAGCCAATGGGCAGATAAGAATAGAATTTTATCTGCAGATGAAACAGATAAACCAGGACCATGGGAAACAGCAAATGTTCCATATCTAAAAAAGATAATGGACAGCTTTAATGATGAGCATATAAAAGAAATTGTATTTTTAAAATGCACTCAAATTGGTGGCACAGAAGCATTATTAAATATAGTTGGGTACATCATAGACCAAAATCCTAACAGAATTATTTATGTACTGCCAGATGATACATTTTGCAAAGACTTTTCCGAGCTTAGACTGCAAAAAATGCTAGATAGCTCACCGATTTTAAAAGAAAAGTTTAATGAATATGAAAGTAAAGATACGCTTTTAAAGTTTAATGGCGGATTTATATTCTTTGCTTCGGCTCAATCACCGTCTAAGTTAGCAAGCTGGTCTAGTAGGTATATTTTATTAGATGAAATAGAAAAGTTTCCTAAAAAGGCTAAAAAAGAAGCTAGTCCGTTAAAATTAGCAGAAGAAAGAACTAAAAACCGCTTTAATGCAAAGATTTTTAAAACATCTACACCAGTTTTCAAGAGTGGCCCAATATGGATAGCGTGGGAAAAAGCAGATAAAAGATATCATTACTATGTGCCATGCCCACATTGTGGAGAATATCAGACGTTTGAGCTAAATAATATCAAGTGGCCAAAGAATGAAAAAGGGGAAAATGATATAACTTTAGCAAGGTCTGCTGCTTATTATGTATGCAATAAATGTGGTGGTCGAATTGATGATAGACATAAAATGCAGATGCTAAAACGTGGCAAATGGATTGCAGAAAATAAAACAGTTGGCCATGCAAAATCTGTAGCATTTCATATTAATTCTATCTATTCGCCATGGCTTACTTTCGGTGATGTGGCTGGAGAATTTCTGGCCAGTAAAAATGATCCAGTAGATATGCAAAACTTTGTAAATTCTTGGCTAGGTATGCCATATGAAGATACAGCTTCAGCATTGGAAACAGACCAAATATTTGCAAGAAGAACAGAATTGCAAGAAGGTTGTGTTCCAGATTTTACACAGCTTATTACTTGTGGCGTGGACGTACAGAAAAACAATCTTTATTTTGTAGTACGTGCATGGGGATATGGTGTAGTAAGCCAAAATATCTTATATGGTTCTTTAAAAAATTTTGATGAACTAACAGAACTATTAGATAAAAAGTTTTGTGATACAAATGGGGAACCAAAATGGCTAATAGATTTATGTTTGATAGATAGTGGTTATAGAACAGAAGAAGTGTATGATTATTGTCTGCAGATACAAAGCCAAATGGGAAATATAGTTTTGCCATGTAAAGGTGAATTTAATTTAAAATCTGAAAGCAGATTTAGAAAAAAAGTAATAGATAATGTAAATGCTACAGAAACTAAAGCAGGTCTAGGGCAAACTATTTATTTAGTAAATGTAGATAAATATAAAGATGTTATAGCATCACAAATGCAAAGACCAATGTATCAATATGGTGCTTTTATGTTCCATGCAGATATAGAAACAGAATATGCCGAACAAATGACCAGTGAGCATAAAGTAGTAGAAATAAAAAATAATCATGAAACTTATACATGGGTACCAAAAACAAGCCATGCCAAAAATCACTACTGGGACTGTGAAGTATATGCAAGTTTGGCAGCAGATTTAATGCATGTAAGACATCTAGATAAATTGAAAGGAGATGAATAATATTGAGAAGCCTAGAAGAAAGATTAGCTTCGATTGATGAAGCTATAGCAGCTATAGAAGGTGGGGCACAAAGTTATAATGTTGGCGGTTGGAGTATAACAAGAGCTAGTTTGGGTGAGTTATACAAAGAACGTAGACAATTAGAAATTCAATTAGCTCAACAAAATGGGGGTGGTTGTAGTGTAGCGGTATTTTCAAGGTAGGTGAAAACATTGAATGTATTAGATAAAGTTATAGGCTATATTTCTCCTAGATTAGCTTATAAACGTATGGCATGGCGACAAGGAATAAGAAGCTATGAAGCAGGAAATATAACAAATTCTAATCAGTTTTGGGTTCCATACAATGCTAAAGCAGAACAAACAAACGAAACACAAAGGGATTTTATACGTGCAAGAGCAAGAGATAGAGAACAAAATTCAGACTTTGTTCAATCAACTATAAAATCTTTTGAAAGAAATGTTGTTGGTCCTGGTTTTAGAGTACAAAGCCAATGTAAAAATGAAGAATTGCAGGCAAAATTAGAAGAAATTTTTTCCAAATGGTCCATGCCTCGAAATTGTGATGTAACAGGACAAATGAGTTTTACAGAAATATGTAAGATGATTGTTCGCCGCCGCCTCGTTGATGGCGGTATTTTAATTGTTAAAACATATAATGGAAATAAAAAATATCCTTTTCAATTACAGTTAAGAGAGGTAGACGACTTAGATGATACTGTTTTAACTGGTAAAAATGGAAATCTAGTTATAAATGGCGTGGAATTAAATGCTTATCAAAAGCCTGTAGCTTATCATTTAAAGGTTTATGCTCCAGATGGTTACTATACTGGTAAAACAGAACGTATAGATGCACAAAGGGTAATACCATTGTGGGTTAAAACAATGCCAAGCCAAGTAAGGGAAATGTCAGAACTTAGTGCAATTCTAAGTAGGGTAAATGATACAGATGATTATATATATACTGTATCTTTGAAAGAAAAAATATTAGCAGCTTTAACAGTATTTATTAAAAGAACATTGCCTGCTATAGCCAATATAGGTAGAAATAATACTTCTTCTAAACGTGAACCTTACAAAGAAACCCAGATAAAATCTGGTATGATAATGGAACTTCAACCAGGTGATGATATAAGTTCTGTAATTCCAAATGGACAGGCACAAAATGCAAAAGAATTTATATCTACAATGCATAGACTTGGAGCAAGTGCAATTGGTCTAAGTTATGAAACAGTAACTAGAGATATGAGTAATATAAATTATTCTAGTGGTAGATTAAATTTTTTAGAGGACCAAAAGACTTTTGAGGATTGGCAAAGTTGGCTAAATGTGCATTTTCTACATGAAATATATACAGAAGTAATTATAAGTGCACAACTAGCAGGAACTATAAATATAAAAGACTTTTGGAAAAATAAAGAACTGTATCTAAAACATAGATGGATTTCTCCTGGTTGGTCTTGGATAGATCCACAAAAAGAAGTAAATGCTAATAAAACTGCTATGGAAACTGGACAAGATAACTTAATAAATATCTGTGCTAAGTCTGGGCTAGATTATAGAGAAGTCTTAGAAGGTCAAGCTAAAGTAGCAGCATTAAAAAAACAATTAGAAGAAAAATATAATATTGGTGGTGATGAAATAAATGGAAAATCAAAAAAATCCGACACAAACAGCTCTGATGCAACAGAGGGAAATGGTAATTGATAGTGCTGTAAATGAAGAACAACGAACAGTAACATTATCTTTTGCCTCGGAAGCACCAGTAAGCCGTTGGTATGGCAATGAAATCTTGCAAATTGATGAAAGTTCTGTGGATATGCAAAGAGTAGATAATGGTCTTTGTTGCCTACTTTTCAATCACAACAGCAATAAAGTAATAGGTAAAGTATTGCGAACATGGATAGAAGATAGTAAGGCAAAAGCAGAAGTTCAATTTGATGAAGATGATGAGTCTGATGCTATTTTTAACAAGGTAAAAAATGGAACTTTAAGAGGAGTATCTGTTGGTTATGTTGTTAATAATTGGGAAGAAGTACAAGCAAATTCTGTATCTACTAATGGAAAATTTGCAGGCCCAGCATATGTAGCAGTGCGTTGGAGCGTATACGAAATATCTATTGTATCTGTTCCAGCAGATAGTGAAGTAGGAGTAGGAAGAAGTTTAGGAGGAGAAAATAATATGAATAATCCAGTAGATCCAAAAATAAATGTAGAACCAAATACAAATGTAACAGAAAATAGTGAGAATATTAAAAGAGCAGAACAAGAAAGAATTTTACAGATAAACACATTAGGCAGAAATTTTAATTTGGAAGCAGAAGAAATAGATAAATTTATTAGAGAAAACAAATCTGTACAAGATGTGGAACATGCTATTTTAGAAAGATTAAAAAATAGTAATAAGCCTTCTAATACAACAAGAGTTCAAGTCGGTACAGAGGAAAGAGAAAAATTTAGAGAAGTAGCTACAGATGCATTGCTTTTAAGAGCAGGAGTTAGAGTAGAAAAACCAGCAGAAGGTAGCCAAAACATGATGGGAATGGGTTTAAGAGATTATCTTGTAATTTGTGCAGAAAAAGCTGGCGATACTAATGCACGTATGAAAGATACAGAGATGCTTTTACGTACCACCATGACTGGTACAGGTGAATTAACTGGCATTTTAAGTAATGTAGCCAATAAATCTTTGGCAAAATCTTATCAGCTCGCTAACACTACATTTGAAGCATGGACAGGAAAAGGTAATAATACAGATTTTAAAGCAGCTAAACGTTACAGATTATCTGAAGCACAAGAATTAGAAGAAATTAAAGAAAATGGTGAATTTAAGGCTAGTAAATTTACAGAAGAAGAAGCAACTGCTTCTGTATTAACATTTGGACGTTCTTGGTCTTTATCTCGACAAGCCATCATTAATGATGATTTGAGTGCTTTATCTAAAATTCCACAATCTTATGCTTATGCTGCTAAATATGGTATCAATAAACTTGTATATAAAACACTTAGTGGATTAACTCTTGAAGCATCAAATAAAGGAACTGCAGGTGCTTTAAGTGTAACAAGCCTTGGTGAAGCAAGAAAACTTTTAAGAGTTCAAAAAGGTGTAGATAAAGAAACAACATTAAATTTAATGCCATATGCATTAATTGTTCCAGCAGAATTAGAAACATTAGCACAGCAATTATTAAAATCTACAGCTGATCCAGAAGGTAAAAATAGTGGTGTTGTAAATCCATTTAATAATAATCTTAGATTAATTGTAGATGCTGAATTAGATAGCTATAGTAATAAAGCTTGGTATGTAGTAGCAGATCCAATGCTTGCTCCAGTAATTGAAGTAACATATTTAAATGGTAAAGATACACCAACAATAGATTCTAGAGTATCTTTCACAAATCTTGGCATGGACTTTAGAATTTATATGGACTATGGCGTAAATATTATTGATAAACGTGGAATTATTAAAAATGAAGGTAAATAAGAAAGGTGAGTAAAATGGCAGAATTAGTTTTTGATAAAGGAATAAGATTAAATTATAAAAATACAGGTGAAGAAATAGCATATAGAGATGTAGTCCCTATTGGAACAAGTTGTATTGGTATTAGCAATATGCCAATTCCAACAAATGAAGTAGGTACAGTAACATTAGAAGGTATTTGGGAATTACCAGCAGATACATCAACTACTTTTGAAGTAGGAGATATGCTTTACTGGAATACTGCAGGTAAAAAATTAACAAAAACAAGTACAGATATTCCTGCTGGTATGTGTACACTTAAAAAAGAAAGTGCTACAGCTGTAGGGCAAGTAAAATTATTAGGAAATGCAATTAAGACAGGCGAATAATATGAACAAATTTAGACAGATGGTACAAAAAGACTTAAAAAATATATTTTTAAATCCACAAGAATTTGCAGAATTGCATAATTTAAATGGTAGTGAATGTATGGCTAGTGTACAAGCTCTAACAAATAAAGACATGCTAGTTAGTAGTACCACTGGTTTAGATGGAATAACTGGGCAAACAGTAAATGTATATTGTGCTTTGGTGGATTTAGAAGAAAGACCAACACATGGCCAACTATTTACCCTAGATGATGAAACCTATTATGTAGTGAATGTAGAAGATAATATGGGAATGTTAAAAATAATGCTTGGGGAAAACCAACCATGAGCTTTATAGTACAAGACCAAGACATTAAGAGAGTGCAAAAAATGTTGGCAGGAGTTCCTAAAGGAGCAGATAAAGCCATAGCTAATGCACTAAATAAGTCTGCAAGAACAGCAGTAACAGGTGTAATAAAAGGTATTAGAAAAAATTATGTAATAACTTCACCAAATGCAAGAAAGTACGGAACATATATAAAACGTGCAAAACCTGGAAAGCTAGAAGCTAAGATTAATATAAAAGGTAAAGTCTTAGCTTTAAGCTATTTTAAAGCTAGTCAAAATAGTAGTGGAGTAATGGCTCAAGTAAAAAAAGGCGGTGGCGGTAAAATAACAAGTGCTTTTATGCAAGAAATGCCCTCTACTGGACATGTTGGAGTGTTTAAACGCTACAAAAATAAAAACATGAAGAATAAACAGCCTAGACCTAAAAAAAGAGGTGTAGGTATGACAAAAGGTGTAAGAGCAATAGAAGAATTTTACGGCCCTTCTGCTTCTTATATGGCTAAAAATCCACAAATACATGCACAAATTACTATAGACGTACAAAAAACTTTTGGTGAGGATATACAAAAACAAGTAGCTAATATCTTAAGCAAAAACGTATGAGGAATTTAAATGAATCCAATTGAATTAGCTGATGAAATAGCTAAATATTTAAAAGATGTTAATAAAACTTATGATAGTAAAGAAAAGCAAGTTGAAGTAATAACAGGATTTATTCCAGACATGATATCTAGCAAAGATAAAAAAAATCTTTGCCCTCGAATTATAGTTAGACCGCAAGAAATAACAGATAATTATAGAGATTTATCTGGCGGACAAACAGAGGTAAAAATGTTAATAACATATTTAACCTATAATGAAGTAGCAGAAGATGCATACAGATTGATTTATAATTGGCTGGAAAAAAATAGAATGGCTCTATTAAAGAAAAGACATTTTGGCGATTGCCAAATGACAATGCCATTAACCACCAAAATATTAGATGAAGAATTACAACCAAGACCAATGTGGGGAGCTTATATATTAGCTACTTACATTGGAGAATCTATAGAAGAAGAAGGACTGATAACAGATGATTACGGATATGAATAAAAAGACAAGACAAGTAGCATCTATCTATATAGGACCAACAATAATTAAATATGGATTATTCCCTAATAAAGTCTTTAAATGCGGTATTCCTTATGGATATCCACCATTTAAAGACTTATTTTCTAAATGCATGTTATTTAAAAATTTATTTGTAGAGCCTAAAATGCTAGGAATAGCTAAAAAACATATTAAAAGTAAAGGTACATTAGAGTATCAAGCAGTCTTAGAGTTAATTGAATATATAAAAAAGGAGGAAAATAAATAATGGCAACTACTTATCAGCATGGGATATATATACAAGAAGAAGCAACTTCTTTAGTCCCTACAATAGAAGTTAGTGCAGGGCTTCCAGTAGTAGTAGGGACAGCACCATTATATTTAATTAATGCTCCAGTAGCACAGTTACCAACAAATAAAGCTACCTTAATCTACAGTTATGCAGAGGCGGTAGCTAATTTTGGTTATACAGATGATTGGGATAATTACACACTTTGCGAATACATGGATGCAGCATTTAGTAAAAATAGTATTAGCCCAGTAGTATTTATTAATGTTTTAGATATAACAAAACATAAACAAAGTGTAGAAAGTACGCAAAAAAGTTTAACAAATAAAGAAGTAATTTTAGAAGATCCAGTAATTTTAAGCACCCTAAAAGTAAAAAAAGATGAAATGGGACAAGAATTAAAATATGGAACAGAATATATGGCGGCCTACAATGATGATGGTAAGCTCTTAATAACAGTAACAAAAGAAGATGTTACGGATACTATTTACGTTGAATATGACAAAGTGGATCCAAGTATGGTTAATACAGATGCAATTATTGGCGGTGTAGATATTACTACAAATAAATCTGAAGGATTAGAAGTAGTAGCAGATGTATATCCATTATTTAATCTAGTACCTGGACAAATTGTAGTGCCAAAATGGAGTTCAGATAGTGAAGTAGCAGCAGTAATGGACGCAAAATGTGAAAATATTAATGGCTCTTTTAGATGTATGGCACTTGTAGATGTAGATACTTCTACTGTAAAAAAATATTCTGATGTAAATAACTGGAAAAACCAAAATAATATTACTTCTCCAAACTTGATTGTATATTGGCCAAAAATTTCTTTAGGTGAAAAAACATATCATATGTCTGTTTTAGCGTCTTGTGTAACATTAAATACAGATGCTTCTTATGATGATGTTCCATTTAAATCTCCAAGTAATGAAAGTATTGTTGGTGATGGTTTAGTATTAGAAGATGGTACAGAAGTTGTTTTTGGACAAGATGTGGCCAACTATTTAAATGGTGTAGGTGTAGTAACAGCTATAAATCAAAATGGTTGGAAATTGTGGGGAAATAATACTGCAGCTTATCCAGGAACAACAGATCCAAAAGATAGATGGATTTGTTGCAGACGAATGATGAACTGGATTGGAAATACACTACAGACAACATTCTTTTCTAAAATAGATAATCCAATTAGACCAAGATTTATAGAAACAATAATTAATAGTTGTAATACATGGCTAGATGGATTAACTGCACAGCAGGTAATATTAGGTGGTCGAGTGGAATTTCAAGAAGAACAAAATCCACTTACAGATTTAATAGATGGAAGTATAACATATCATGTTTATGTTGGCTTGTCTGTTCCTGCAGAAAGAATAAATTATGACTTAGAATTTGATGTAACTTATTACAATAATTTATTTAATACAATGACAGCAGCATAGTGAGGTGATTAAAAATGAAGATGCCAACACATTTAGAAATGGCAAGAGTTTATAATGCAGATAATAACATGCAACTTATGGGACTTGCTAAAGTTACTCTTCCAAGCTTTGAAAAAACAGCCGTAACCTTAGAAGGTTTTGGTCTAATGGGAAAAGTTGAAAAACCAGCAACAGGAAGCATAGAAAGTTCTAAATTAAGCTTAGAGTTTAGAGGTATAACAAAAGAAAATTTAAAGCTTTTAGAAGGTGTAGTAAACCTAGATATTAGGGGAGCACAAAGTGTATATGATACTAGCCTTAAAAATAAAGGGGTAGAACAATTTAGAACAGTAGTAACAGGAGAAACAACAACGTATGATCTAGGAGAATTACAGCCAGCTGGAACTTTTAGCGTAAAAGCAGATATAGAAATATACAACATAGAAGTATTTTTAGATAAAAAAAGTCAAATAAAAATAGATAAATTCAATGATATTTATACTGTTGGTGGAACAGATATGCTGAAAGATATTATGGACGCAATAGGATAGGAGTAAATTATGTATACATTAAAATTAGATAAACCTTTAGAGTATGGAAATACAAAAATAGAAGAATTAAATTTTGATTTTAGTAAATTAACTGGTCAAGATATGTTAGATGCAGAAAAAGAAGCAGAGAATATTGATGGAGCAGTAGCAGTTGAATTTTCTGGCGGTTTTTTAACAGCTTTAGCAGCAAAAGCCGCTGGAGTTCAACCTATCATTTTGAAAGATTTACCTGCAGATAAATTTTTATTAGCTAAAATACAAGCAAGACGCTTCATCATGGGTACAGTCATGGGGGAGGTCAAAGGAAAAGTTTCACAGAAAGAATAATAAAGAATGTTATTGTTATGGCAAGGTATACCCATACACCAGTTAATGTGTATATGGATATGCCTTTTTCTTATTTATTTAAGTATGCGAAAGAAATAAATGAGTTATTAGAAGAAGAAACAAAGATGATAAATAAACAAATAAAAGAAAGGAGGAAATAAAGTGGCAAATGCTAAAACTTATGATTTTGCCTTTAAAATTCTTGGTGGTTTAGATCCTAAATTTGCAAGCTCTTTTCAGGACGCAGATAGAAAAATAAAGCAATCTAATAAGACTTTAAAAGAATTGCAAGACTCTATGCAACAATTAGAAAGTGCATATAAAGCTGGTACAATATCTGCAAATTCTTTTGCTACTAATTCTGCTAAAATAACAGCTAAAATAAATAAAGAGTCAGAAGCATTAGAAGAATTAACTAAAAACCAAAGAGAATATCAAGAGGCACAGTCTGCACTTAGTGGTGTGGGTTCAAATGTTAAAGGTCTAGTTGCTGGAGCTACAGCAGGTTTGGGTTTAGGAATGGTAGTATCAGACATATCTGCATATCAGCAGGCAATCGGACAAGCTAAAGCCATGACAGGAGCAATGGGCGAGGATTGGCAAAATATAGAAAGTGCTATAAGGGCTGTATATACTTCAGGATTTAGTACAGATATGTTAGACGCAGCTCAAATTGTTGGTCAAGTAAGACAAATAATGGGTGATTTAGGTGGCGATTTACAAAATGTATCAAGAGATGCAATTGTATTGAGAGATACATTCGATATAGATATAGTAGAATCAACAAGAGCTGCTAAAGTAATGATGGAACAATTTGGAATTACTGGAGAACAGGCATATACATTAATTGCACAATTAGCACAAAAAGGAGCAAATAAAAATGGTGATTTAGCAGATACTATAAATGAGTATAGTGTATTATTTTCGCAAGCAGGTTTTAGTGCTGAACAAATGGGAAGTCTATATGCTATAGGTACTGAAAAAGGAATTTGGTCTATAGATAAAATGGGTGATGCTATAAAAGAATTTAATATTCGTGTAAAAGATGGTAGTAAAACAACAACAGAAGCATTTGAGGCTGTTGGTTTAGATACAGATATAATGTCTCATAAATTTGCTAAAGGTGGTAAATCATCACAAGATGCTTTTAAAGAAACAATAAAAGCTTTAAAAGCTGTAGAAGATCCAGTTAAAAGAAATATAGCAGGTGTAGGATTTTTTGGTACCATGTGGGAAGATTTAGGGGAAAAAGCAATATTTGCTATGGCGGAAACAGATAATTCCCTAAACATGAATGCTAATACCCTAGACGATATATCCAAAAATAAATTAAATAATGCTAGTGCAGCTTTTGCACAATTAGGAAGAACCATAGAAGTACAATTTATAGCACCATTAGCAGAAAAAGCCACCCCTGTTATACAAGGCGTTAATGAAGCATTGAGTGGAATAGATCCTAGTGTATTAGTAGCAGCAATAGCAGGTGTAGGTTCTGCAATAGCAGCTTTTTCTGCTGCTTCTTTTATAGCAGGACTTGGTGGAATTGGAGCGGCTGCTTCAGCTGCAGCAGTAGCGATAGGGGCGATTTCATGGCCAGTATTAGCAGTAGCAGCAATAATAGGTGTGTTAGTAGCAGCAGGAGTATATTTAATATCTAACTGGGATAGCATAAGTGCTACAGCATCTGAAGTATATAGCAATGTAGTTAGCTATTTTACAGCATTAAAAGATGGAGTAATAAATAGTATAAATGAACTTGTTAGTAGTGTTTTAGCAAAATGGGAAGAATTTAAATCTTTTCTATCTAGCCCAATACAAGGAACAGTTAGCATTGTTAAAAATGTAATAGGAACAGATGAACCAGACGGATTTGCAACTGGTGGACTTATAGCTAAGCCAACACTTGCATATTTTGCAGAAGATGGCCCAGAAATGGCAATTCCTATTAATAATAGTCAACGTTCATTTGCTTTATGGCAACAAACAGGACGTATGTTAGGAGTAGAACCATCTACAGGAAATACTTTTGCAGATATAGATTTAAGTGCAGCAGAAGCTAGAAGAAATGCAGTTAGTAGTGTAAGTAACGCATCAAATGTGGTTTATGCTCCTAATATAGTAATAAATTCAAATGGTGGTAGTGTTAATGGTGAGGATATAAAAAAAGCTGTAAATAATGGATATGCAGAATTTAAAAGCTTTATGGATAGATACATGAAAGAACAAAGGCGGTTAAGTTATGCGTAAATATAAAACAATACAGGGAGATACATGGGATTTAATTGCATTTAATCAACTTGGCGGAGAACAATATACACATTTACTTATAGATGTAAATTTTAAATATAGAGATTATGTTATTTTCCCTGCCAATATAGAATTAAATCTTCCAGAAATTGAAACACCAGTATCTACTTTATTACCTCCGTGGAAAAGATAGGAGGATTTTTTTATGTTACCATTAAAAATTACTCCTAAAATAATCTATAACAAAAAAGATATAAGCAAGGATTTAGCAAGTTTTTTAACAAATGTAAGCTATACAGATCCATTAAGTAATAAGGCAGATGATTTAACTTTAGATTTAGAAAATAGCCTAAAGTTATGGAATGGGGATTGGCTACCAGAAAAAGGAGATAGCTTACAAGTTAGTTTTATTTATACAATTAATGGAAAAGATACAGAAATACCAATAGGAACCTATGAAGTAGATGAAATAGAAGTAAGTGGGCCACCATCTACTGCTAGTATAAAAGCTGTATCTATTCCTAATAATTCTAATCTTAGAGGTGTGGCCAAAAATAAAGCTTGGGAAAAAGTTACTTTATCTAGAATAGCCACAGATGTTGCAAATGAAACTGGTATGAAGCTTGTATATTCCGCAGATACTGATCCAGCCATTGAGCGAGCTGAAATAACAGAAGAAAGTTATTTAGAATTTTTACAAAAGTTATGTGATGATAATGGTATGGCCCTAAAAATATCTGATGGAAATATTGCTATTTTTGAAGAATATAAGTATGAGCAAGAAGAACCAGTAGGGGAAATAGATTTAAATATTACCAGGATAATAAATTATAGATTTACAAGTAAATTAAGAGATGTATATAAGTCTTGCCATGTAAAATATACAGATACAGGCAAAGGAACTACCATAGAAGCTACATTTACAGATCCAAATAAAACAGTAGGACAGACGTTAGAAATTAATAAACAAGTTACTTCTTATGCAGAAGCAGAGCGTTTAGCAAGGCAAGAGCTTAGAAATAAAAATAAAGAAGAAATAACAGCAGAAATAAATTTAGATACAACTACTTTTTATTATGCAGGTCAGGTGCTTACTCTAAAAAATTTCAAAAAATTTGATGGGAAATACATCATTACCAACGTAGATTGTTCTGTAGGTAGTGAAGTTACAGCAAGATTAAGCTTAAGGCGGTGTTTAAATGGCTATTAGTAATAATCTGATAAGAGATGGCATAGTATCTACAGTAGATGCCAGCACAATGACAGCTACAGTATATTTTCCAGATAAAGACAATACAGTAAGTGGACCACTTCAAATTTTAGGTCGTGGCGGTGGTGGTGTTAAAGATTTTTGGCTACCAGAACCAGGGGACTATGTAAAATGTTTAATGAACCAAAATAATACTACTAGCTTAAATCAAGGCTGTATTTTAGGTACTTATTTTAATAATCAAAATCCTGTTCCTAGTAATGCTGAAGTTGGAAAAAGAGTATTAGATTTTGGAGATGGAACTACTATCGTTTATGATAAAAATACACATGAGTTAAATATAAATTGTACAGGTGTTATAAAAATAAATGGTTCAGAAATTCATTTAAATGATTAAAGGTGATGAAATGCCAGCAATTACAAAAGTAGGAGATAAAACGCAAGGAATTTGTGATTTAAAATTACCAGATTGCCCACATGCTAGAAGTGGAACAAATAGCACTGGTAGTCCGAATGTATATGTAAATGGTAGCCCTGTGCATAGAAAAGATGATACAGGTTCTACAAATTGCCCACATGGCGGAACTTTTACCAGTGTTAGTGGTAGTAGTACAGTATTTGTAAATGGAAAACCTGTTACAAGAATAGGCGATACTACAACTTGTGGGATTTGTGGAGAGTCTGGAACACATAGTACAGGTAGTGCAAATGTATTTGCAGGATAGGAGGTGTTTTATATGGCCATAATTGGTAGTTTAGGGACAAAAGTTGTTTTTCAAGTTGGCAATAATAGTTTTTATAGTGGCAAAGGTTTGGGTTTTTTAGGTAGTTATTTAAATAGCAAAACTGGCAATAATGGCATAATATATAAAACCATTAAAAACTATCAAAGACAAGCTTCAGCTCGTTGGGGCACCCATGAAATAATTGGACAAAAGCCTGTTATGGAATTTATAGGACCAGGATTAGAAGAAATTAGTTTTGATATATATTTTAGTACAGATTGTGGAGTTAACCCCCAAGAAGAATTGAAAAATCTAAGAAAACTTAGAGATGAAGGTGAGGTAGTTCCATTTATCTTGGGTGATGGTCCAGTATTAGATAATTGGGTATGTGTAACAGATATTACAGAAAAAGGCGAGCGTGCAGATAAAAATGGGAATTTAATAGCCATAGAAGTATCAATAACTATTAAAGAATATAAATTAAGACAAGAGGAGCTACAACAAAATGCAAATAATGGAAATAAATCTAGTACAACCACAAAAAATTGATTTTGCTCCATCAAATCTAATAGTGGAAGTTGCACAAAATATATATAATCTTTTATCTACGGTAAAATATAGTGTACCTTTAGATAGAAATTTTGGCCTTTCTATAAAAGAAATTGACCAGCCTATAAATTTAGTACAGGCAAAATTAAGAGCTGAAATAATGGAGGCAATAGCTAGATATGAACCTAGATTTGTATTAGAATCGATAGCCTTTAAAACAAATACAAGTGAGGGTGCATTATATCCAGTTATAAGAGGTGGAATAAAAGATGAATATAGAACGCGTTAAAGAATTAATAGAAACTATTTTTAGTTATTCTAAAGATGAAAATAATAATATTAATTTTGTAAATACAGATACAGAAAAAGTAAAAGAATTAATTATAAATCTATACTCTGAAATAACTGGTAGAATTTTAAGTGATGCTGATCCAATAAAATTATTTTTGCTTACTATAACATACATTGAAGTTTTATTATTAAATGTTATAAATTATACTGGTAAACAAAATCTTTTAAAATATGCCACGGGTAATTTTTTAGATGAATTAGGCTATTTGATAGATACTGAAAGGTTAGCAGCAACATCTGCAAAAACCACTATAAAAATAACATTGTCAAGCGTATTTACAAAAGATACTGTAATACCAGCAGGAATAAGAGTTTCTCCAGATGGAGAAATTTATTTTGCAACGGATACTGTTCTGATTATCGGTGCAGGCAAAAAGGAAGGTACCGTATCGGCAACGTGTACGCAGGTTGGAACAGTCGGTAACGGTTTCCTGCCGGGACAAATTCGTCTGATAATTGACCCGAACCCGTATGTACAAACAATGGAAAACACCACGCTTTCCGAAGGCGGTAGCGAAATTGAAGACGACAACGTATACAGAGAGCGCATCCATAATTCGCCGGAAAAATTCTCTGTTGCAGGACCGGATGGAGCATATGAATTTTGGGCGCGCAGTGCATCAGCTTTAATTGAGGATGTACGTGTAGTTTCTCCTGTGCCGGGAGATGTAGATATTTATGCAATACTTCAGGGCGGTGAATTGCCGCAGCAGGAAATTTTAGATGAGATTTACACCATATGCAATGATAAAAAAATACGGCCACTGACGGACCATGTATTTGTAAAAACACCGGAAGTTATAAAGTACGATATTAATGTAACGTATTATGTACACGTAGATAATCAGTATAAACTCACGGAAATAAGTGCAGCGGTGGAAAATGCTGTAAATAATTTTGTGTTATGGACTAAAAGTAAAATTGGCAGGGATATAAACATAACAGAGCTTCACAGTAGGATTTTGGCGGCAGGTGTTAAGCGTGTTGATATAAAAATTCCGCAGTATACGCAAATACTGGAAGGCGACAACACAAAAAAAGTAGTCGATCCAGTACAGCTTGCAGTAGCGGAAAATATAACAATAACATACGGCGGTATTGAATATGATTAAAATAGACGACATACAATTTAACCAAATTCTGCCGTATAGCATAAAAAAAGATGAAACGGTTCAGGATATCGTACAAATTTTGGATAAAACTTTTAATAAGATAAGTGCCAATATAGATAAGGTACTGCTTTGGGACAAAATAGATGTTTTACCCGAAGAAATTTTGGACCTGCTGGCATATCAATTGAAAGTAGACTATTACGATATCATGATGCCGACAGTAGAGCAAAAAAGAATATTAATAAAAGACTCCATACGGCAGCACAAAATAAAAGGGACACCGGCAGCAGTAGAAAAGCTGGTGTCCTTTTACTTTGAGTCAGCGAAAACATTGGAAAATTGGGAATATGAAGGAGGAGAAGCGTATCATTTCAAGATAATCGATATACTTGCGCCGATGCCAAGTATACGAATGCTAATGAACCTGATAAAAGTTATTTATACGAGTAAAAATACGCGTTCTTGGTGCGATGAAGTACGCTTCCAACGGAACTATAACAAGACGATTTATTACGGTGCCTATACAAATATGTATAAAAAAATAATTTTAAGACCGCATGTGTTTAATAAGAATAAACTTACAGGAATAACTTACATGACTGGATATACCAATATGTATAAGAAAGTGGGAATAAAAAATGCCTAATATAGAAGGATACAAACTTACCAATAAAGGAAATGCGCTTCAAATAAAAGTTGAAGCTGGAAAATGTAAATTAGATATAACTAAATTAAAACTTGGTAGCGGTACAGCAAGCGGCGATATTGTAAATTTAACGGATTTAGTAAAAGTTGAGCAAACTGTACCGATTTCCAAAATAGAGGTAATAGACGATTACACATGTCGTATAACGGGGCTTGTAACTAATCAGGGGCTTAATAAAACGTATTATATCCGCGAAATCGGACTGTATGCACAGGACCCGGACGACGGCGAAATACTGTATCTTGTGGCGGTTGATAAAAATCCCGACGTAATGCCGGCAGACAATTATCAGATGGTTATAAGCCAAGAATTTAACATAGACGTAGTAGTAAGCAATGTTGACAGCGTAAACGTAACCAGCCAGCCTGTACATTTGGTAACAAGCGATGAAGTAAATGAAAAAATAGAAGAACATAACACATCCGCAAATCCGCATGAAAATATATTTAAACGTGTGCTTATAACTGAAGCTAAAACAGCTGCAAATACAACGGACTGGAATACACTGACCGAAAGCCGAACATACAAGATATCCGGAGCAACATTTGCCGCAGACAAGCACCAGCCGGTGGGGGCAATCGGTACAGGGGAGTTGGTAGTGCTGAAAAACGGAGATGACACCATAGTGCAGGTATACTATGCCAATAGCACCGAATTTGACAAGGCAGGTGCATATCACCGTGTAAATATTGGCGGAACGTGGACGGATTGGGTGTATAACATAACAAATAAAGGTGGGACAATAGAAAATAATTTACAGATAAATGGAAAATTAGTAGTCCCTAATGTATATGTTACGGAAAAATTATTAATAGGAGATTATGATCCATCTAAACCAGAACAACCAGATACAAGTAATTTTCTCACAAAGGATGATTTACAAAAATTGCAAGATAGGATTATATCCCCTAGTCAAACGTTTTATATAAGTAGTACAGGTTCAAATGAAACAGGAGATGGAACATCTACAAAGCCATATTTAACATTAGATTTTGCTGTTAAAAAAATGAATAAACAAGTTCCTAGAATTACTTTCTATCTAGATAGTAGAACACGAGAAGAAACATATCATATGCATCCAATAGATTTGTTTAGACAAACACAAATAGAAAGGGTAGAGATAAGAGCTTGGCAGAATATTAGTGGTACTAAATATAAAGCAAATTTAATATTAGAATATGGAAAAGTACAATGTAGCGATAATAATACTGTTAATAGCGATCCTACTAGATATTATTGGGGTAATATGCTACTTAATACAACAACATTTGGACAAAATAATAATATAACTTTATATCTAGGTGAATTAAATATAAGTCTTGGAACTAGAAATGAAGTTGCAAATGAAGCTAAATTTATAGCCCTATGTGATAATGTATTAGGAGAAAATGTTAGTTTCAATGTAGATGACTATTCTATCTGGAGACCAGCTGCAGGATATGGAAAAACCTGTAACATTCTATTCGATAAAACTAAAACAAATAAGTTAAACTATTTAGTAATTAATACATTAAAATCAAGTTCAACTGATATTGTAGATGGTGGTAGTAATATAAAAAGTGGTACAGAAGGATTTGTTATCACCGATTTAGAGGGAAGATATGTAAGTGATGAATTAATAAGTAATAATAATGGTATTTCTCCAGAAATTAGTGAAAGTAGAATAATATATAAAAATATAACCAAAAATTATAATTAAAGGAGTATAGTATGCGTAGAATATTAATAATTATGATAATATCTATATTGTGTATGTGTTCTATATGTAATGCTAATCCGTTACATGATATACAGGATAATATCCAAAGCGATAAGGCTTTGCATTTTGCTGCTGGATATGTAATTCAAGACCAGCTTCAACGTAATGCTCATTGTAGTGCATTTGAAGCTTTTTTAATTACTTCAGCTATTGCATGGAGTAAAGAAAAGTTGGTAGATGACCATGTAGATAATGCAGATGCATACGCTACAATGGCAGGAGGTCTATTTTATCAGATTAAGTTCTAAGGGGTGAGTAAAATGGAGTTTTTAGAGTCGAACTGGGGAACAATCTTAGGGTTATTGGTAAACATTGGGGTATTAAAGTATATATTAATAAGCCTAAAAGAAAAATTTGATGATTACCAAGCTAAAGCAGAAGCACGAGATGATGCTACAAAAAGCTTGTGTAGAACAGAAATTATAAGCATTTGCCATAAAGCACAGCGAGAAGGGCATATAGCATATTACAACCTAGAAAATTTAACGTTGCTATATAAATCTTATAAAGCTTTAGGCGGAAATGGTGCAGCAGAAAAAATGTATAACAAAACTATAAGCTTGCCACAAGTGGAGGAATAAAATGGAAGAAGAAAAATTTAATATCAAAGATGGTTTATCCATAGAAGAAACCAAGGTGAGTGCATTAATTATATTATGTGTACTCACTTTTTTATTTGCCTTCGTTATGTACGTGTTAGATAAAGATATCACAGATAACCTAACAAGTATTATACAGACGTTGATCGTTGTCATTGGTGGAGTAAATTTAAGCAATTCCATATCAAATATTTTTATAAAGAGAGGTAATAAGCAATGACTGATGAACAATTAGCAAAAGAAATAGCAAATGGCATTATTTCTACAGGTGTAGAAGGCGGTTTTAATAGCGTTAGTCGTTCTAGTGCAGGCGATTATCCAAGTATGGGTGTAAGCCAATGGGAAGGCATAGGCGGACGTGGAGATTTGTTACTTAGCTATATAGATGGCGGTGCTAAATTTGCTGGTAGAAAATACAGTGATATAAAATACAATGGCGAATTGGAAGAATTAAAAGCATTATTAAATACACCACAAGGGCAAGAAGCACAACGCATTTTATTAGCTCAAGACTGTTTAGATAGATATGTACCACAATTAAAAAGAGTCCCAACGCTAGATGATAGCAGATGCTTTATTTATGCTGGTATTTGGTGCCCAACATCAGAATATGTAGTAAGACAGTTTTTGACTAATAGATGTAATAGATATAACTTGCGTTCATTGGAAACACTCAAAAATGTATTCAAAACAGAATATTATATTGGTGCTGGTGTGGGTGAAGTATATAAAGAAGGCTATGCAAACAGGGCAGAAAATACCTATTATTATGTTGCAGCTATAGACTTAACAACACCTTATGGAGTTCCAGTATACGGAGAAGCAGGCAATGGAAGATAAATAAAGCCGATAAGTGAAATTTTATTACACAAAAAATAACAAGCAAATGACCAGCAAATAAACGGTAGATAATTGGAAGGTATTTGGAAAGTAAAAGTCTATAAACCGTACCATTAAAGGATTTAATTGGATGGTAATTGGAAGGTTTTAAACTAGTCGAATTCGACCAGTTAATTACAAAATATATTATTTTTGTAATGTGTATGCATAACATATTACAAAAAATGCCATTTTTATAAAAGGAGAAATGAACTATGAAAATTTTAGTATATTCTAGAAATCCACTTAACGCAGTAGAAAAAACACGTATTAAAGGCATTGTAACGCAATCTCATTGCCCAAATGAAAGCTTAAAAAACACATTTAAAAGATTTAGTTTCATGCAAGGCAATCAAGTAATTTATTTTGATGATATTACAATGCAAAATAGAAACGAAGCGATTATTACAGAATTAGATGCTTAAAAGAAGGTGTATGGATGTATGCATATGTTCTTAAATTTTGGGAGTTTTTACAAAAGAACGCTACAAACGTTCTTATTTTTGGCGGTTTTGTTCTTATTTTGTTGTGTATCTACTGGCTATTGTGCGGAAAATACGTATCTGATAACAGAGAGCCAACTAACGAAATTAGAACAGAACTTGACCGAGCTACAGACACAAAACAAGACATTGCAGACACAGCTACAGCAATCCAAGATACAGTTGGAGAACTCCAAGACAGCATTGGAAAAGCAGAAACAGCAATCGACACAGCTACAGGAGCAAGTCAACGATTTGACCAAATCCTTGGAGAATGTCAAGACATTATTGAGCAAATACGAAACCAACCAGCAAAGTGATTATGCTATAGGAATTGGACTGGGAAATAATGGTGTGGCCATAAATGCAGATGTGAAAAAAACATGGCTATACCTGGATAAAGAAACAGTTGCTATAGGCATAAAATATAAATTTTAAAGGGGTTTCGTATGTTAGAAAGTAGAAAGATTGCAAGAAATTTTTTGAAAACAGCAACTCTAAAAGATTATAAGAAAATCTTGAGAGAAGCCAAAATAACAGAAATACAAATTAAAATATTATATCTAAAAATCTTTAAAAATAAACATGTATTTCAAATAGCTAATAGATTACATGTAGCACCAGAAACAATAAAATATAACCTAGCACAAATATATGATGCTGTTAGTAAGGTTTTAAAACAAAAGTAAGCTACCTTAGGGTAGCTTCTTTTTTTTTGTCTTTTTTTAATTTTTATTACACTTTTATTTAATCTTTTTAAAAATAAAAAATATTTATACTAAAAATAACGAACTGAACGGAGCAAAAAAACCATGATGTATGAAAATTTTAGACAATATGTAATTGAAGGCGACAAAATTTGTGATAAAGACTTATACGGAAATAAAACTGTAATAGGTGTAACAAATAAAGCGTATGAGGATTTAAACAAAATAACAGAAGAATATTACAACAAATTAGTAGAGTTAGGTGTAATAGTTCCAGAAAAGACACCAGAACAAATACAACAAGAGCAAAATCAGCTCATGCAGGACTTGTTGCAACAAATAAAATATAATAATCAGCAAAATTTAGAACTATCGGCAAAAATAAAAGAAATGAATAAAGAAATAGAGGAGTTAAAAAATGTTAAATCCGCAAATGATATCACAGATGATGGGGTTAAATCCACAGCAGGCAAGCAAATTGCAACAAGCGTGGGGACAAGCAAGCAATATGGCCAAAAACGTTAATACACAGCAAGATGCAATTAATTTATTACAACAAGCTGGTATAAATTCTACAACTCTAGCCAAAGTAAAAGGAGCATTAAACAATCCTATGGCTACAGTCTTAGCAAATATGGCAGGCATAAATTTAAACGATATACGAATGAAGATAGATGCCTTAGCAGGTGGAAATACAGGTGGTAACACCATTCAAATTAATAGACAGGCTGGTAATAATAATCCAGTAACAACAAATGGCTTAGATAAGTTTAGACGAGGTCTAAGCCAACTAAAATAGCTTATACAGCAAAATTTGCTTGTATAAAATAAAAATTTTATAAAGGAGTGTTTTCAATGGATGAAAAAAACACAGGAATGAGTGGATGGGGACTTATTATCTTCTTAATTCTTTTATTCTGGATGTTTACAGGTGGCGGTTTTGGAGGTCTTTTTGGTAATCGTAATTGCTACAATAATTGCGGTGGTACTTCTAATTGCCAAGTTGAAAAACAAGAAATTATCGACAGTGCTAAAACACAGTATTTAATCGAACAAACAGCACGTCAGACTCAGGAAATGACTAATGCTGGTATTAGTGCATTAGGAAATAAAATTGATTATTATCAAATCCAAGGCTTACGTGATAAACTCGCTGAAGCTAATAATAAAAACTTACAATTAGAAAACCGAATTTATAGCGATAATAAATTTAATGCTCTCGAAAGAGCAAATGAAGGCATGTTTACTGCATTAGACCAAAAAATTTCCCAGTTAGCATGCAATATTCCACAGCGTCCACCATATTGGGGTGCAGGTTTTATTAATTGTGGCACACCAATTCCTCCTGGATATGCATACAATACAAATTGCAATTCTTGTACAAATTGCTAATGCTCCGTCAATAGACGTGATTTTATAGGCGGTGTAACAACCGCCTTTTTTAATTTAGAAAAGAGGTAATAAAATATGAGTTGTATTAATAATTGTCAAGTTTGCCCTAATTTAATAGCTTCTACAAATGTTGCTATTAGTGGCTCTGTACTTCAAATCACAATTCCTACCATGACCATTAACGATAACCAGAAAATCTGCTTATTAATTGCCCAAGCTATTCCAAGTGGTGCAGGTGTATTGCCAATTAATATTATTAATGGTTCCAATACTTTAACTCTTATTAATAAATGCGGTAAACCAGTATATGCAGACCAAATTAGAAGTAGAAGAATTTATGTATTATGTGCAAATACTGCTACACCATCTGCTACTGTTAAAACTAATAATCTTTGCCCAACAGCTTTTGTACCACCACAATTAACAGGTACAGCTACAGCTTGATAAGAGGTGAGTAAAAAATGAATAATGGAGCTAGTTTTTTAATAGGTGTTCTGGCTGGATTTTTTATTTTTACAGAAACAGGTAAAAATATAGCAAACAGCATGGCTAATATAGCAGTAAATCAAGCTGTGCCAGGAGCGACTGCTTTGATGAACGTTGCAGCTAAAGCAATGAATCCAATACCACCTACAACACCAACTCCAACGCAAGAAGCAGTTAATCCAATTCTTGCAACAAATCCAAAACAGGAGGCTATTAAACCATGATAGATACAAAATCTTGGACTAAAGAAGCAATGTATCAGAAAGTTTTAGAACACCAAATGCAAGGCGTTATATTCCACAACGATATGATGCTATTTAATGCCTTCTGCTCCTTAGATTGCTACAGTAAAAAACATAAAGAACAAACCAAAGAAGAACAAGAAAAATTTGAAGAAACACAACTTTATTACTTGCAAAATTATGGAAAAATATTAGAAACACCTAAATTTGAAAAATTACAGGTAGTATCTAAACAGCAAGAAGTTATGCGTTATACTCCAGACCAAGTAACCATAGAATATAGAAAAAATTTCTTAAAAGAAACTTTTCAGAACTGGAAAAAATGGGAAGAATCCACAATGGAATTATATCTAGCATGCATGCATTACACGTTAGAACATCAATGCATGGATTATATCAAGTTCCAGGAACTCTACAAAGATACATTTAAGGAACATAAATATATTCTTAAGGAAATAGAAAAGCTTCAGAAAATAAATTATGATGCTAAGCTCTTATAAATCAAGCCCTACCAATAAAGGTAGGGCTTATTTTTTTTGCTCAAAAATATTTAAAATATTATTGACATACCACGCTAAGCGTGGTATATTATAGATGTAAGGTAAATAAAACAAAGAAAGGGGTTACCAAGATGATGAAATTAACAAAACGTGAAATATTCTGGTTAGCACATAAATATGCTAAAAGATTAGAAGGCGATTATAAAGCTAGATTTAACTGGAGTTTAAAATATATCTATAATTGCATTAGATTAATTAATTCTAAAAATGTAGAATTAAAAGGTAGCCCTAAACAAGTAAAATGGGCTAATGAAATCAGAGAAAACTTTAATTTTAAGTCCATATTATTTGAAAGATATATGGATGATAATACTTATCATTCTTTTAATAATAAAATTTTATTTATCAATCTTGTTAAAAATACTGAAAATGCTAGTTTTATTATAGCTATGTATTTTCAAACTCCTGCTACTTGGTTTTGTGAGTATGTTAGATACATAAATGGTGAAACAAAAGTAATGGAAGTAGGAAAAGAATACGACTCTTCTTTTTTCGTAATTGATGAACAAGGAAGATTTTTGCAGTGCGAATGGAATGGAACACTACGCAAAAAACAGTATTTCAATTATTGATTGGAGGGGCAATAATGAAAATAATAAGATATTTTTTTGATGGAAATAAAGAAGATATATCTATAGAATATGCAGAAGAAAACATAAATATAGATGAGTTTACAGCTGAACTAATAGAAGAAACAGAAGAATTAGCTGAAGGATTAACTTGGGCTATAGAAATTTATAATAATATAGGCAATAAAATATTTTATAAAACAAGTTTTTCAGATTAGGAGGATTGATTTTGTGAGTAATAAAATAAAAGAGATGAGAGAAAAACTTGGCTGGAGTAGAGCTAAATTTTGCAGAGAGTTTAATATCCCAATACGAACTGTAGAAGATTGGGACAATGAGAATACATCCAGGTATCCTAAAAACTGGGTAGAAGCTCTTATTTTAGAAAAAATGAATATGATTTATGAAAAGGAGAATGTAAAATGATTAAATTAATAAAAACTGAAAAAGGAATAAATATTGGAAAAGAAAAAAGATTGATTATGATAAATAATTTATCTGAAATAAAAAACATAAATTTAGATGAAGATGAAGAAAAACTTACTTATAAATACTATAATGAAATAGATATTAATAATCCTGTATTAGATGATTCTATAAAACATTTGTATAATTTATGGAAAGAATTGAAAGAAAAAATACAAAACCTAACTTTGTTTGAAGCAATAGAGAAAACATTTTATTATATAGACTATATATTTCGTTTAAATGATTCTTATAAAAATGATGAAGGTAAGATATGTTTACCATTAATATTAGAACCATACTCGGAAGAAGTAATTATTTATGTAATAGATAGCTGTATTAATGGCAAGATAAAAGGTAAATTTATAGTGGAAAAAGCTACAGATGAAATGATGTCATTTGCTAAAAGAAGAAACAACGAACTTGAATATGTTGATTGGAGAGATGATATCATTGATAATATTACTCGTGATTTTCATAGTAATAGTTATTATGGAATTATAGCTATGGAAAAATTGATTAAATTAATCGAAAATAAAAATCTTGAGGAGGCTATAGACAAGACGATTGACTTCTTATTTAATGATGAATATATGTTGAAATATATATATTTATCAAGTTCAATGACAGAAAATAAAGTTAGTCTCTCTTTTTATACAAATAGTCTAGGAGATAAATTTATTAAGAGAGAGCCTAAAAGTATTTATAGAGATTTTGTAATTTATAAGAATATCCCAGTTTATAAAATGGAAATTAGTTCATCTTTTTATGAAATAGAAATAGATGAGAATGGTTTTGATGTACGCAAAGAATTATCAAAAGAACAAATAGAATTAGTAATAGGAAAATAAAAAAAGAGCTACTAAATAGTAGCTCTTTTGATGTTATCTTACACTTTCTATAGGCTTATTCATATTCAAATACATCATAATGTTATAGTTAATAAATAGAAAGCGTAAGAACTGCATTAATATTTATATTTAAATTATAAAACTGCATAACAAAATTGACAATAGGTCTAATTTAATATATTATAGAAGCGTAGACAATTTTCTTAACAATCAAATAAAAAGTTTTTAGAAATAAAAAAAGCTAATCGTGTTGGCGCACAATTAGCTTTGCCGAACAACCTACCACTAATAAGTTGCTCGAGTAATTTTCTAAACTCATTATAGGCAATTTTAAACGATATGTCAACGATATATCGCAAATTTTAATGATTTTAGGTAGGAATAGTAGGCACATTATAGCATTATACGATTTTGTCGATATTGGCAAAATGGTGAAGATGTTGTGATGTGTTTTTTAGTATCTAAAATCACTTGGCGGAATAAACGTCAAGAGCGTGCCTAGATGCTTATTCTAGGAGAGCGAAAGCTACACTTGGCGGAGTGTATAAATAAGTGGTTGCAGAAAGTAACCAACCGTATCACCAGCGGAGGCGGAAAATCGGTGGGGCATGCAAATATATTCTACTATTTGCATTTACCTAAGAGGGCGGAATGTTGTTAAACTCCCTTAATAAGCCTAAGTAAATAAGAACTCATGAGAGCCGTTTAGACGGCTTTTTTTATTTGAGTAATATATTTATATGGTTAAAAGTAGACAACGGTGGTTAAAGGCAACGTAAGTTGCAGACTGGGATTGTAGCATAAGCTATAAGCCGTATTAGGATAACATATGGAAACGTATGGTGGTTGGGGCAATTAAGTAACCATTAATATCCTACCTGTGTAAAAGCAGGAACTAGTAGAAAACTGGACTGGCAGACGCAAGAAAACCAGGCGTAAAAATATAGTTATATCTTTAGTAGAACGCTAAAGGTATAACTATACCTAGAACACGGCTCCGCAATCTTCCCAAGCGTAATCTTTTTTAGTTTAGAAGTAAAGCTAAAGTTAGTGCCTAGTTTAAATAAATTTATATATACCAAGAAAGAAGGTGAGTAGATGCCAACAATAAAAGAAATAAAAACTATAGCAAAAGATAGAGCTGTAATACTACCAAAGAAAGCAAAAAAAGCAGATATGATACATATATTGCAGGAGCAAGAGGGAAATAATCCTTGTTATGCTACTAAACAATGTAATATAGATGTGTGCCTTTGGTATAAAGATTGCCAAAAAGCTATAAAATAATAGCCTGTATAAGCTGTTTAAAATCTTTGTAGGTATAAATACATTAAGATAAAAATAAAACAGCTCTAAATTGATAAAAAATAAGAGCCTAACACTAATTTATGTGCTAGGCTCTTTTATTATTTTAGTACATATTCTTTTAATGCGTTAACTATATAATTATTAACACTGCGACCATCAATTTTAGCTTTTTTTTCTATGATTTCAAATAATTTTGGACCAATGACTATTAATTTCTTTTTTGTTTGTTTTTCATAATCAAGAATTTCTTTTAGATTTTTTTTATCTGTTATTACTTCAGGTTCTGGTTTGTTATCATCTAAACCTAATAGCATATCTGCTGGATTATCAAAAGTTTTAAAATTGTCCATTATTTATCCTCCAATATTTCTTTTACTAATGCTCTATAATCTCGACCAGCTGTAGAATATCTAGCATATCTAAATATATCAGTCATTTTTGCTTGGGACTCTTTTATAGAAATGCTATCTCTTATTGTGGTACTGAATACTTTTGTATTTAATCTTTTTGCTATATCAATAAGACTATTTAACATAGATTTTCCTAATATAGTTCGTTTGTTAAATCTAGTTATCAAAATGCCTTTTATACTAAGATTTTTATTAGATGTTTTTTGTATAGCTTGTACAGTTTTGTATAAATCAACTAAGCCTTGCATTGGTAATAAATCTGCTGTAGTAGAAATTATTATAGAATTACTAGCAGTCAAAGCATTTAATGTAATTATTCCTAATGCTGGAGGAGTATCTATAATTACATAATCATAGTTATTTTTCATCACGCTTAAGATGTTTTTTAATACAGATTCCATACCAGATTTATTTTGTAGTAAAACTAGATTTTTCGATCCAGCAATAAAATCATTTTCTATTGCTTCATCAATTTTTACTTTGCCAGTGAGTACATCTAAAATATCATGAGTATTTTTAGTTGCTTGCTGTAATAAAGTTAAATTGCATTGTGCATCTAAATCTAGCAATAATACTTTTTTATTTTGCAATCTTAAACCTGCTGTTAAATTTTGGGCAGTTGTTGTTTTTCCAACTCCGCCCTTTTGATTTATTATAGAGATAATTTCCATAATATCACTCCTTATATGTGGTATATATATATTATATAACATATATATAGAAATGCAATATATAATATATATAAAGTATATACAACATATATATAAACAATATATATATTATATAACACAATATATAGTGGTTTTGGCGAACTCAATCAAAGTCAGTCAAATTTTATAAAAAATCCATTTAGAGAATACATATTTTAAGCAAAATAAAAAAGATAGATACTAGATATTGTGTTTCTAGCATCTACCTTAAATTTTTAACTTCCTATTTCTTATAAAATGTGTAGTTGATTTTAAATAAATCTAAATACCCAAATTAAAAAGTTTATACAACATATAATTACACTAACAGCATAAGGCATAAAATATTTTGTTTTATATAAACAATAAAAAAATCCTATTGTAAATATTGGAATAAATATAAATGGTAAAAATAAACCCAAAATACCAGATAATGTTTGATTTAATAGAGAAACAGCTAATATTGGTAAAAAATTTATTATAAAACGATATTTTCTTAGGTTTTTACTATAATTGTACATGAGAAAAATTCCTAACGGATAAAATAATACAATCATAGTTATGATGAACATATCTTCTTTATAAAAAGCGTTTTGTTTTATATTATCAAGATGTTCTTTTTGTTTTTCTTTATGTGTTTCACTAAAAGCGGTTAGTTTTTCAGCTACTATATTAGTCTGTTTATTATCTATAGACTCTATGTTTTGTGGTGATTGTTTATTATCTATTTTTTTAGTATAAGATAAACCAGTACCAGGAATACCAGTAGTAACACGTGTTCCATTAGAACCAACTGTTATTTTTGCTCCATTTGTTCCTATTGTTGTACTTATACCTTTTTTACCAATATTTAAACGTACGCCAGGAGCAACTTTAAAAGATTTTCTAAATCTAAATCCCATAAATATCAACCTTTCATTAAGGATTACATTTTTTACATTCAACATATCCAGAATTTAAAGCTTCATCTTTACTAGAAAAAGTAACATAATTATCAGATTTTATTTTATTTACATAGCTACAACTAGATTTATGAAATTTATAAGTACTAGAATTTCCTATATATGTTTTCGTTATTTTAGGTGTTGTTTCTATGTTTTTTTCAACAGTAGAAGATGTATTAGTTTGTGTTGATGGAAGTTCATTTTTAATAGTTTCAGTAGGTGCGGATTCATTTTTTATAGCTGATGTATCTTGTTTATTTGTAGTTGTTTCGATTGTAGTATTATCTATATTTGAAGATTTATTATTATCAACATTTGAAATACCAATACCAAAACTAATAAATAAAACAATAAATCCAATATAAAGAGAATTTTTCCATTTACGTTTACTTTTTTTTCGTATAAATGCATATAGTAAACCAAATATAGAAATTATAATTATTAAAAGTGAGATTAATATAAAGATTATATCCATTTTAGTTTTCTCCTCTATAAAATTTTTAATATATATATTCTATCACTAATAATAATTATCCTTCATATAGTAAAGACCACCATTAAAGGTGGTCTTTTTTTATGCCCTTTTTTCTGTGGAACCGTTGATAGTATTTGTAGTAGTGGAAGCTGTATATTCGTTTTTTCCCTCTGCTACTCTTAATTCCGTTGCCACTTGATTAAGTTTTTCATCATAAGATTTTTCTTCATCTGGTGGATTTACCATAGCTTTAAGAATAGAAACAAAATTTTTACGCTGAATTTTAGGAAGATTTATATAGCTTTTTATAATTGATAATTCATCTTCATCTAAATCGAATTCTTTTACTAGGTCATTTATAATATTTTTTTCTGTAGTTTGATAAACTTCACCAGTACCATTTAATATCCATTCTTTATTAATAGAATAAATATCACAAATATGATTTATTAATAGTTCTTTTGGCTCAACTCGATTTAGTTCAATATTTGCTATTACGTATTTACCTACCCCCAAACGTTCACCAAATTCTTCTTGGTTTAAATTTTTTTCTTTACGAATAAACTTTATTCTTTCTTGTATAGTTTTCAAAATATCACCTCACTTAATTATATAATACTAGGTCTATAAATTGTTGTCAACAACTTATATATAAAAATATCAAAATAAATTGTTGACAACAATAAAAAATATTGCTAAAATATGCTTGTAACAATTAATTTATTATTTTTGTTGTTTATAACAATAAGGAGTTGTTAATATGGAAAAAAATCAAAATTTAAATGAAATAAAAAAAGAACTTTTAGAAGATGTGATTCCTAATCTTAAAAAATATAAAGAACAAGGAAAAGATATGGTTCTTCTTAAAGGTATTGCAATTGGTTTAAAAATAGCTAAAGAAGAAAAAATTGCATAATGAGGTTTAAAAACAAAATAAAAAAAGCAAGTAGATATATATAGAGAGATGATTGAGATGAGTTATATATCTACTTGCGAAATGAAGAAAACTTTGTATAAACATTATACAACATATTTAAATAACTATGGCTAAATTAATAAAAATATTGGGCAGTACAAACCCAGTAAGCAAAACTGCCACGACCTCTAAAAAGTAAATGATTATAGATGATTTAAAAAGGCTTGCTGGGTGTGTACTGCTCAATATAGGGGAGGGATAAAGATGAACGAATTACAGATTTTTAAAAGTCCAGAATAGAGACATTAATTCACATTTTGCCATGTTTGTGGTACAAAAAATCCTGAAACTAAAAATTTAGCAGTTCGTGAGTGGATTTGCGAAAAGTGCAAAACCAGCCACGATAGAGATAGAAATGCTGCTATAAATATATGGAAG